CCGGTTGCTCAGGCGATCGTGACGCCGGTCAGCACGCTGATCTCGTTGCCGTCTTGGCGGCTGACGATGTCAGCGGACTGGATGAGGCGGACCACGGTCTGGTCCTGCGAGAACGCCGCCACGACCTGCGAGCCGTCGTGGTAGGCGACGCCGTCGCGGGCCTCGACGCGCAGGCCGTCATCACCCACACCTTCAGCGAAGATCTGGTGGATCATGTCGACCAGATACAGCTCGGAGTCGCTGCCGCCGCCGAGGTTGGTGGGGATGCTCTGGGTGACGCCGAAGGGCTTGCCCTGGAACTCGCCACGGCTCATCTCGTCGGCCCACACGAGGTTGTTGTTGCCGTCGCGGGCGGCCATGAGGCCCCAGCGGGTGCGCGGCGCCATCATCCAGTACGGGCGCACAAACTTCATTTTCGCGTCTTCGAGCAGCCGCTGCATCTTGGCCGTGTCGGTCGTGATGGCCGCGACGCTGGTGCCGGTCTGGGCGAAGACGTTGGCCGAAGCCGCCATCTGGCGCAGGCCCTTGGGCTGGTGCACGGAGCCCGTGCCCCGGATGGCAGCCGAGTCGATGAGCACCGAGGCGTTGGCGACGAGGTCGTCACGCACCAGCGTCTCGACAGCCATCGGGCTGTGGCGAATGAGGCGGTTCGCGATCGGCACGAGCACGCCGAGGTACTTCAGATCGACCTTGACCTGACCAAAGGTCGGGGCCGACTTCGGCATGTTCGCGTTCTCGCCGATCCAGCCGCCCATCGCACCGGTCGCGATCTTCGGCAGGGTCAGGTTTCCACCGGGGGCATCCAAGCGCATCGGGTTGCCCTGGAGGTACACCGTCGAGGCGTACAGCAGCTCGATGTAGTCCTCCACCATGACCTCGGGGACGACGGCACCACCCGCCGAGATCGTCGACTCACCGAGGGTACGAACCACGAGCGGGTCAGCGCCGTGATCCTTCGCCATGCGCCACGCCTTCTGCGGGTCGCCAGCGGCCATCGCCATGTAGGCGAGGTAACCGGCGATGCGCAGGCCGGCAGGGTTGTTGTCGAGGGTGGGGACACCGCTCGCAGCACCGCGCGTGCGCTGGGCGCGCATCTCGGTGAACTGGCGCTTGCGGAACGGGCCGCTGCGGATGGGCCGGCCATCTTCGTCGCGCACGGTGCCGTCGTTGGCATCGCGGCGATCGCGGCGGACCTCCTCGTTGGTCCGGGCACGGCGCTCCATGCCGGCACGGTCGGCGCCGTTGTCGAGGGCCATCAGGTCGTAGTCGCGCTGGGTGTAGCGCTGCGAGCGGTCCGAGGTGTGGACAGCCGGAGCGCCACGCTGCGAGCGGGCAGCAGCACGCTGGTCGAGCACGCGCTGGGTGGCCTCAGCCAAGGCGCTGGGGCTGATGCCGGAGCGGTGCTGGGGAGCGGTGCGGGTGGTCGGGGGGACGATGCGGCGGGACATGGTTGTTCTCCTGGGGGCGAGGGCGGACCCTCTGTTTTCGTCGAGGGGGACAGGGGTTGAGGTCAGGGCAGACGGCCGAGGGTTTCCAACTCCAGATCCTCGACCAGATCCGCCGCAGCGTTCGCGGCTTCCATCAGGTCATCGTGGCCCGGAGCGCGGCGGCTGTCGAGAGCGCCGGAGCGCTGGCGGCGGGCCAGTTCCCGCTCCAAGGCGGCAGTGGTCACTTTCTCCAGCTTGGGGTCCGACTCCTCATCTTCAGCGCGGGCCTCGTCTTCGTTCAGCTCGCCTTCGCCTTCGCCGGGCATCGGTTCGCCTTCGCCGCTGACGGGCTCACCCTCGGCGCTGCCTTCGTCTTCGGCTTCAGGTTCGACGACCACGAAGTCAACCGCTGCGCGCTGGGCGCCGCAGTCCGGGCACATCAGCATGACCTCGGGATCGCTGGGATCGTCTTCGCCCTCAGCGCGGACCGCACCGTCAGCGCCGTCGTCTTCGGGGTGGGCGTTCTCGTCGTCGGCGTAGGCTTCCGGGTTGGCCACGTTGTCTTCGTCGGCGACCGGGGCACGAACCGGCGTGAGCTGGAAGCTGCCGAGAGCGCCGAGGTCAACGACGACGCGGGTGCCAACAGCAGCGCGCTTGAGGGCAACCAGCTCACGGCGGGGAACGAACAGGCTGTCGGTGTTTTCGATCGCACGCTCCAGCATCTCATCGACGTCGCGGCGGGTGATGCCGTGCTTGGCGAGGCGAGCGTTGTCGACGAGGCAATCGGGGTTCGCCGGCACCGCGCACCACGAGTATTCCCGCAGACGCTGCTTGGTGAAGTCGATGGGCGCAAACCATGAGTCGCCGGTGTCGCGATCCTCGGCGATCTCAAACTCCAGCGGCTCGAAGCCCACCGACGTCGTGCGAAGGATGCCCGCCGCAACGAAGCGGGCGATCTTCGCACCGAAGGGATCAAGCTCCTCGCTCACGAAGCGGGTCACGCCGATGAGCGCACCGCTGTTGCCGTCGAGCCCTTCACGGACGTGCACACCGATGTCGCGGCCAACGGGGACACCGCTCTGGTCGTGGGCGTACAGCACGACGGGGTTGCGCTGGAAGTCACCGACCTCCCAGCCATTCACGGCCAGCGTCGAGTCGTAGCTGTCGACGCGCTCAGTGCTGATCGTGACCTTGGCGACGATGTCACCGAGGCCAGTGGCGTCGGCTTCCACGGCTGCTTCGCGCACCGCCGTGGGTGCATCGCGCAGCAGGTTAGCGATCTGGTCACGGGCCTTGCCGGCGTCGCGGCTGAGGGTGATCACGTCGGTGGCGCGACCGGGCAACTCCAGCGTGGCCCCCTTGGTCGGCTTGCGCGTCCACTGCGCGAACGGATCGCGGCGCATGTCGCGGGTCTGGGTCTGGGGGCGGCGGGTGGGCTTCGGCATTTGTCGTTCCTCCAAGTGGGGCCATCAGGCCAGGGCGTCTGTGAGGGCAGCCAGCACGGCGACCTCCTGAGCGTCGAACCCGTCGCGTGCCGCCTTGGCAATGCGACTGTCCCACGGGCGCAGCGTTTCGTCAGCAGCCCTCCACGCTGCTGCACGCTGCTCCGCCGTGCTGTGGGGCGTCAGGAGGGCGACACCGCTGACGCCGCGTGTGGCCAGCTTGGCAGCCAGCTCACTGTCCTCGATGACGCTACCGACGACGCAGCGGCAGTTGATGTCGAGGGCGCCGATCCGGAAGCTGCCAGGCTGCTGCGCCTTCGCACCTTGGTACTGGCCTGACGGCACCTCGAAGGCTTCGTTCAGCTCCCGGCGTTGGCCGTCCATTGCGAGGTGGGCATCACGAGTGCGCCCGTCCTGCGTCGCGATCCATTCCTTTTTCATCGAGATGCCGGACTGCTTCAGCGCCTCGACACCGGCGTACTGCGAGTGCGTGATCGCCTCTGTTTCCGCGATGACCTGCGCTCGCACGGTGCGGGCGTTCTCGAAGACGGCACTGATCGCCTTGGCGTAGTCCTCGGGCTCTCCACCGTCGCGGTTCACCTGTTCGATGGCGGCGCGCACGGCTTCCCGCGTCGTCGTGTTGATGAGTTTCTGGATCCGCTCCGTCGCCAGCGATCGCATGTGGCCGCGCACGCTGGGGCTGTCGCCGTCGAAAGTGCCGGCGTCCTGCTCGACGAGGTCACCGACGACGTTCAGCGTCTCCTGACCCCACGCATCGATCAGGCGACCGATCACCGGGGCCATGTTGTCGTACATCGCCCGCACGCTGACCTCGTTGACGATGCGCTTGATGGCGTCGAGCCCGATGTTGCGGCGCTGGATGCTGGCGTTCATCAGCAGGTCCGCACCGGTCTGCGGGGCCTCGGTTTCCGGGGCCGGCGCTGGCTCCGTCGTCGGTTCCGGTGCGGGGAGCAGGGCCGGCATCGACGACGTCGGGGTGTCGCCACCCGTGCGCGCTGGGAGCCGCAGACGATCGCGGGCCTCGTTGACGGTGGGGATGCCCGCCGCGATGTGGTCGGCACGGATGTCGGGGCGGAGGTCCGTCAGGCGTGCGTACCAGACACCGTTGACGATGAACCCGGTCCCGCCCAGTCCCTCGGGCAGCGGAGCGTCACCGGCAAGCGCACGTTCCTCGTCGACGGTGAAGCGACCGGCGAAGGCGCTGTACACCGCCCGCTTCGCTTCGAGGTCAGCGGGCACGGGATCTTCGTAGTCCACCACCAGCCGCTCATCGAACATCGAGGCCAGCCGCTGGAACTCCTCCCGCAGCATCTCCAGACGCGGCACCTGCACGTCTTCAGCGTCGATCGCGCGTGCGGCCTGCGCGGTTGCGCGGTTGCTGCTCGTGATGATCCCCAGCTTCTCGGGAGGCACGCCCCAGGTCTGCTGGAGGGTGTCGCGCACGTTCTTGCGGATCTCGATGAGGGCCATGTCTTTGAACGACGTGTCCATGCGCTGCACGGACAACTCCGTCGACACGAAGTGTGTTTTGTACGCCTTGCGGAACCCTTGCAGCAGGCCATTCCAGTCGGCCTTTGCCCGCTTGAGCACGTCGGGGCGAGCACCCTTCATCGACACGATGCTGTTGGGCATCGCGCCATTCTCGAAGTAGGCGCCGACGGTCTTGGCGGCGTGCTCGTCGATGTCGAGCTCATCGGCAACGGCCAGACCGAGACCAGCGCCAGGACCGTAAGGCTGCGCAGGATCGGGATCCTCGAAGCTGAGGAAGTCGGTCACCGGCACGTTCCACTGCATCCCGCCGATGTTGATCCCCCACGTCGGTTCCTCGAAGGTGGGCCGACGCTGGATCCACGTACCGGGGACAGGGTAGGCCCGCACCGGGATGTCGTTGGGGCCGCGTTCGATGACCCAGCCGGCGTTGCCCACGAGGTCATAGCTAGCGACCGTCGACTGGCGTGCGACCTTGCCGCGCATCAGCGCGTTGGGCCGATCCATCAGGTCGAGCCATGGGTGGCGGGTCAGCTCGACCAAGGTGCCGTCTGCCAAGGCCCGCGTGCGCAGCTTGTGGCGGACGTGGGCGGGCGTGATCAAGAAGTCGCGGCGCGGGGCTTGGTACCGCTTGCGCGTGGACTGGCGAGTCTCTGGCGTGGGCTCCGCATACAGCTTCCACGGAACCGCAGCCACGGTCGAGCTGACGTGGTGCGACACAGCACGCAGCCACGGGCTCTCCCGGTACTGGGCGAAGATCTCGGAACTGCCCTTGCGTGGGCCACCCTGCGACACGTTTGTGACGACGGACTCAGCGAGGCTGCGGCTTGCTTGGCGGTCTGCCCGCTCAAGGAACCGCTCGACCGTCGCCGCATCGACGACGTCGGCAGGGCGAAGGGCTGGAAGGGTGCCGCGCTCTGTACCGAAGGCGCGGCGGAAAGGCGAGGCGAGGCGGTCGAAGATACCCATGCACCCCACGGTAGCTGCACGCGGGCGCAGATGGGAGCGGTCAGCGTTTGGCCAGCTTGATTGCCCTGGTCCACTGAGTCGGTGTCGCCGTCGCCATCAGGCGGGCAAGGCGAGCACCAGACCAGTCGCCTCGGTCGGTGGCCCAGCGCTCGCAGAAGTGGAGATCGGCGCGCTTCGTGTTCCCGTCGTCGAGCACGATGTGCAGGTTGCCGCCTGCTCCGTTGCCCGGTCGGCGGAGGTACCGAGCAATGACGCGAGCGAGGCGGGCAGCGGTCAGGCGCTTCATCGCTGCACGTCGAACAGGTAGGTGCCCAGCAGGACCATCACGGCGACGAGGAAAGCGGTGACCACGACCGACACAAACGCCATGTACCCGAGGGTCAGCCACTCCATCGCCGTCGCGAACAGGCCGGATTGAAGCCTCCTCCAGACGCGATCGGGAATCGTCTCCTGCCGACGACGTCGTGAGCACCCAGGGCAGAGATCAGGTTTGTCCATCGGCGGCTCCTTTCATGAACGGCTCAAGGTCACGCACGCAGTTGTCGACCTCGATGATGCTGGAGTGGATCATCAGTTGGTCGACGACGTTGGCTGCCAAGACCACGTCAAAGAGATCACGTAGGTCACGCGCAAGGCGAGAGAGGAGCACCGGCGTATCTCGCGGATGCAGTGCAGCCAGATCCCGCGTCCTGCTGACGGAAAAGGCAGCAGAGTCATCCCCTGCGATAGCGAGTTCTTGGTGGACCCTGTCGAGGGCCGAAAGGATCTGAGTGTGGGCAATGCTCATTCTTGGACCTTGGTGGCGAAGCGACGAAAGCGCGCCAGCCGTTGATCGGCGTGACGCTGGGCGGCGCGTGCTGCTTCGTCGACGGAGGCCCCGAAGTTCCGCAGGCGGCGGGGCTCGATGACGACGAACAGCAGGCGGGAGGGCTTCGGGACCACCGGCGTGATCCCGAAGATGGAAGCGGGAAGGGTCATCGCGCTCGTGCCGTCTTTCTGCGTGCATTGTCGTTTTTTCGGCTGAACTCGACGGCCACCCGATCGCGGTAGGCGAGCAGCGCAGCAACGAGCGCGTCGATCCGCGTCGTCGAGGGGAGCTGGAGCGCTTCGGTGAAGGCACGGCAGCAGGCGGCGACGTCGGAGGGCTGCCCGTGTCCTTCGAGGGCGGTGACGGCGCCGGCGTTGAACGCGGCGGCAAGGGCAGCATCGAGGGCCTTCACCTCCACGCTGCGGTGGGGCCGCTGCTCCTCGTCGGTGGGCTCGATGCCCAGGAACTGGCGGAGGATCGGATCGGTGTCGAGCTTGGTGGCGGTGGTCTTCAGGATCACGGCGGACTCCTCTGGGCGCTTGGTGTTCAGACTTCTTCGGCGGCGACTTCTGCGAAGAACGCCTGGCCAAGTGCGGTCAGGCGGACTCCGGCATAACCGCGACCGTCGTCGACAATGGTCACGAGCCCGTGGCGCACAAGGATCTCGGCGGTGACGGGCGGCATGTCGCGGTCACTGACCATGTTGCCGTCGAACAGGTAGCCGTCCGGATCGCAGGCGAACGGGAAAAGCAGGGCGGCGGCGGTGTCGTTGATCTTCGTCTGCACTTTGGGCTCCTCTTGCGTCGCATCCCGCGACATCCATAGGTTACGGCGTTTCCCATAAAAAGGAAAGCGCCGAAGTGCGTTTTGTTGAGATCAGACCCAAGTGACCTCGACACCACCGGGAGATCCGGCACCCTTCGCCAGCGTGTACGCCACCGCGTCCAACTCATCGGGGCTGCTTTTCTCGGTCCGTCGACGCCACGTTTCCTTGCTCTCGACCTCGATGCGGCCTGAGCTGTCGAGGCGGTAGCGGATCGTCGTGGCCTGGAACAGCAATGCCGCGTCGTCGGGCAGCGCCAGCGGGATCGGTGCGTCGGGGCGCAACGCCTCCCGGAACTGCCAGTGCCACTCGCTGCGGGCGTTGACGAAGCGCGTCGTGTCGCTGGCCCGCATGCCGCCGCGCATCTCGATGGCTGGCAACCCCAGCTCCGCCAGCCGGTCGTAGACGCCTGCGCCCACGCCGTCAGCGTCGACGCGGCAGCGCACGAGCCCCAGATCGCGGATCGCAACGGCGACCATCCCGGCGATCGCCATCGTGTCCGCCTTGGTGCGTTTGTTCAGCTCGTACACCCACGTCATGCGCGGGCTCCAGAGCACGGTGCCCAGCACGCTCTTGTCGTCGCCGAAGCGGGCCACGTCCAAGCCTGCTTCCTTGTCGCCGACGGTGGGCACCGTTCCCGCTGCGGTGGCGTCCTTCCAGCGTTCGATCGCTGCGTCGATCCACGCGATCGGGATCAGCACGTTGTCGGCTTGGTCGGGGAACTCGCCCAGCACGCGGGCCTTCCACAGCGGGCTGTCCTCACCCCACTCCTCCCGGCGTTCGTCGACGTACTTCTTGGTGACGATGCCAGGGATGACCTCGCACTCTGGCCCCGCGATCCCGCCCTCAGCCTCGACGGCAGCAGCGGCCTTGTAGTTGGGACTGTCGAACGCACTGATGTGGATGCGCTGGATCTTGACCGGGCTTCCCTTGCGCCGGGGCTTGAACAGCTCGTAGAAGCGGCCTGCGGGCGTCGTCGGGTTCCCGATGGCCAGCAGGCGATCGTACCCACCGGTCAGCGTGCCCTTGATGGCGTCCCAGTGTCCCTCCTTCACGCCCATCGCCTCGTCGAGAATGAACAGAGTTCCGCCCGGCGTGTGGAAGCCCTGCATGTTCACTTCGTCGCTGGAGCTGAACCCGAGCACGGCCCAGTCCTCCTCGAACCGCAGCTCAGGGGCTCGTGGTGGGAGGGTGCCGCCGATGGGGTGCCCGTTTGCCGCCGCCTGCCGGTACAGCTTGCGCAGCTCCTTCCACAGCAGCTCTCGCACCTGACGGCCCGTCGGCGCGGTGGTGACCGCCGTGCGCAGGCAGCCCGTGCACACCCAGGCCAGCGCGATTGCAGCGGCCACGCGGGTTTTCCCGGCACCCGTGCAGGAGGCCACTGCAACGGTGCCTGCGTCGGCGAAGACAGCGCGCACGATGTCCTGCTGCTTGTCCCAAAGCGTCTCCCCCAAGAACTGCCGGATGAAGTGCATGGCGACGTCGGGGTCAGGTGGAGCGAGCCGGTAGCTGCCTTGAGGCGCCTCCGCCTTCGCTGGGTTCTTCTTCGACATTTATTGTATCCGTGGGAGCGCTGGACTTCGGTACCAGCCCGGCAAAACTTATATACTCAGGCCGATGTTGAGCCGCTTAAGGCTTTTTGCCTTTGGCGAACATCTCCCGCAGTGCGTCGACGACGGTCTGTTGCTGCGCCGGCTGCACGTCCTTGCCATTGGTGTCGGTCGCGGCGGTGATCGTGTTGGGCAGGCCGTTGGAAAGCCGCTCCAGCTCCGCCAGCGAGCGCACCACGGTGCCGTTCCGCTGGACCATGCGCAGCAGGTCCGCGTCCGTGAGCTTGGACAGGTCGAGCTTTTTGCCCTCGGCGTTGCCTTGGGGGCTGAGCCGCTTGCCCAGCTCCGCCACCGGGGCGAGGAGCGAGGCGAGGTGCTGGCTTGCGATCCGGGCGTGCTTCTCACCCAGCTCCGCCGCCTTTTTGCGCGCTGCTTCGTCCTTGGCTTGGTCCCTCATTCGGTCGTGCGCCAGCGCGCGTTCCGCCCATCGCCACCGCGTCGCAAAGCGGTTACCAAGCCGCAGCGTGATGCCTTGTGCCTCGGCGGCAGCGCGGATGGTCCGCGTCAGGCCCAGATCCCGGTAGGTGGTGAAGGCCTCAAAGGCCCGCCCGCTCTCGCGATCCTGGCGCTCCCAAATGGGCTCGTGGAGTAGCGGACGGGGTGCGTCCTTCGTCTCCTTCGTGTGCCGCAACTCAGGCGGCACCTTGAACGGTTTTGGTTTCGTCGTGTGCTCTTGCGTCACGGAAGTGCTCTCCTCGCGTGCCAGACTACCCGTTTTCGTGCGTTTCGCGTGCTCCTCGTGTGCCTGACACGTCCCCCACCGCTCCCGCACTCGTCTCCCCCCTGCCTGTTGGAGTGCTGCCCCGTGAGGGCCGTCCATCCCGCGTGCCGCTCGTGGTCCGCGTTCGCCGTGTGCCGCTCGCAGACCGTCGTGTGCCGCTGGGGTGGGTTCCCGGTCGCCTCGCTGTCCCTGCGGGGCCTGTGGTGTGCCTGAGGAGGTGCGGGAAGGGTGGAGCTGGAAGGTGGAAAGGTGAAGCTTGGGAGGTTCCCCCTACTTCACCTTTCCTCGGTGCTGGGTGTGCTTGACCCTGCGCGATCCGGTCGCAGAACGAAAAAGCCCAACCTTGTTGGCTGGGCTTCGTCGGCGCGTCGCACGGTAGAACAGGCCCGGCACGGTCTTGCGCAGGGGCAGCGTATCACCGCCCTGCGGAACCGCGGTGTCAGGCGCGGCGTCAGCCTTCACTGCTTTGGATGCAGGTGTGGCAGGTGCACGGATCCGTCGTCCCCCATTTGTTGTTCACGACGCGCCACGCAAAGTGGAGCAGAGGTTCGCCGCCACGAGTCCATTCGTTGCCGTTCCTGTCGACCTTGATGCGGTCGCCGGTGTTCAGGCGTTGGCCGATGCAGAATGCCTCGATGAGCCCATTCCGCGTGAATAGCCTGGGAGCGGGGGCGGGGCTCTCTTCAAACGGCACATCGAGCACGACGGTTCCACCAAGTGCTGCGACAGGCATCAGCTGCTTGAGGTCATCGACGGACAGGGTGATGGCGGCGCTGCGTTGCCGCTTACCTTCCAGCTCCGCCACGCGTGCCCGCAGCGCTTCGATCTCGGCTTGGCCATCGACGCAGGCGCGCTCCATCTCCGCCAGTTGGATCGTGAGCTGTTGGCGTGCGTGGGCGCGATCGGCTTCATCCTCCTTGGGCTCCTTGTAGGCCACGATCATCGTCGACATCAGCGGGTCGGGAAGCACTGAAATGTCAAAGGTCCAACCATCCCCAGCGATGTGGAGGAACGCCGAGAGCGTCGCACCCACGCCGAGGTTGTCTTGGTCGACCATGACGACGTGCGGGTAAGGGATGACGTCTGCGGGATCGTAGGCTTGAAACCCGAGGCGTTCCCAGTGACCACCGGGCAACTTGCTCACGCCATCGCCGCTGTCCGTCGTGCTGACGCCTGCGTCGCGCAACTTGAGCACGAGGTCTTCGATGCCGGGGTCAAGGTGGTCGATGTCGTTGGGCAGCAGGCGAGGCGTGTGGCGCTTCACCTGCCCTGCTTGCCACTCGACTGTGCGCGCTCGGTCTTCTGGGGTGCCGATGTCGGCGACAGCCCGATCGCAGCCGGGGCACTTCTCGCCGGTGCGGCCACAGGGAAGGTCGGTGACCTCGCGGCCCATCTCAATCGATGCAGCCGAAGCCTGAGCCCCACCCCCAGGGCAAACTGTTGGCGGCACGCCGTCAGCCCAAACCCAGCCGGACCCAAGGCAAGAAACGCACAGGGACTCTGGCCAAATACGACCGTGGCAGGTGTCGCAGGCTTTGATTTTAGTCTTCCTTGTCGTCGGTGTCTTCTCAGCCAGAGCCTCGAAAGTCTGCCCTGGGATTGAGTTGTCAAACGGAGTGCCGACGCCCATCACTCCGCTGGCCTTGCTGGCGTCGATGCGCAGCTCAGAAGCTCGAATGCTCACAGGCCGACCGCCGCAACTCGCACAACGACCATGCTTGCCGACGTCGAGAATCACCGAGCACGATTCACAGGTGCACATGCGTTGGCCGTGCTCGTCGTGGGTCATGACTTTTTTGCTCATCGGACCTTCCGGATCGGGTCGGGCAGACCCAGCTCTTTGTTTTTTTCGCGGTTGGCGCAGACGGTCCGCGCCCGGTGCACAAGGGCTGCACTCAGGGGACCGGGAACGCCGTGGGACTTCGCCCACGCGCTGCGTTCCTCGGGCGTTTCGAGGGCGACGAACTCGGGCACCGCAAGGATGCGCAGAACGTCAAGGCTGAACTTGTCGAAGTGGATCACTGGACCTCCAGCTTGGTCAGAAAATGGGTCACGTCGGGCAACGGCACTTGCGGCCAGACGAAGCGGCGGGCCTGACGGCTCCACGCGAACCGGCAAACGCCCTTGGGTGCGGCCTGCTCGGTGAAGTGCGTGCCGCAATCCACCAGCACCTCGACGATCGTGCCTTCGTCGTCCTGGGCGAAGGCTTTGATGACGCCGGGAACGGTGGCGCCTTCTGGCTCGAAGACCTCGGCGTGGGTGCCGGTGAACAGGCCGTCAGGGTCAGGCATCCTGCGTCTGACGACGCCGGTCATTTTGCCGGTTGGATCCTTCACGCGGCCCTCGCGATCTCGGTGATGATGTCCGCCGCCACGGGAGGGCACACCGCGTTGCCCAGCATGTGGACAGCTTCGGCGTGCTTCTGCGGCAACTTCGTCGACTCAGGAAAGCCCATCGCAGCCTTGCACTCCTCAGCACTCAGCATCCGCATCCGATCGCCGTCGACGATGGCCCAGCGGTCCCGCGTCGTGATCGTGCCGATGGGGCGGGTCAGAGCCCGCGCTGTCGAGGTGTTGCCGTAGTAGCAGATCAGGAACTGCTTCCCGATGTGCTGCCGGCCCCAGGAGACCCGCGCCAGCGTCGCGGCTGCTCGACCGGGGCGGTGGACCTCAGACCATCGGCCCTCGCCCAGCCGCACAAAGCCGGAGGCGGGTTGGTGCTCTCGACGAGGCAGCACGAGGCGGAGCGGAGCCTGCAGCGAGCACACAAGAAACAGGCGTTCACGGTTCTGAGGCACCCCGTGATCGGCACTGTCCACCTCGTGGGGCTCGACGTGGTAACCCAGCGCGTTCATGGCGCTGAGCCACGCAGGGAACAGCTTCCAGCGCACGAAGTCGGGCACGTTCTCCACGACCACAAACGGTGGCCGCTTGACCTCGGCAGCCGCAACCACCGCCCACGCCGTCGACCTCGACAAGTCCGCCGCAGCATCGGTGTTGCCTCCGCGTGCACGGCTGTGACCTTGGCAAGCCGGCGACGCAAGCATGACGTCGTGGTCCGGCACCTTGGTGAAGTCGGCTTGGTGAAGGTCCTGGCACGCGTGGATCGTGTTGGGGTGGTTGGCCTCATGGAGCTCAACGGCCCGTTTCCAGTGGTTCGCCGCCCAGGCCACCCGTGCACCTGCGAGCACTGCCCCTGTCGAAAACCCGCCGAGGCCTGCGAACAGGTCCACGGCCACAAGCTCACTCGTCGATCGCATCTGGTTCCCTTCGCCTGAGCACGATCACATCGTCGCCCAAGCCGTCGTAGTTCACGGAAACAGCCCACCCCACCGGAAGGGCCACCCGGACCCACGGCGTGATTCTCCGTGGGTCCTGCTGCGTTTTCAGGGGATATTCCCCGGACAGGCGGGCAACGGCTCCGCCCGTGGTCTTGCGCTCGATGCCGTGCGCCTTGGCGATCGCTCTGATCCGGGCGTAGGAGCACCCCAGCTCGTCGACGATGCTGGCGCCACTGTCGCCGCGTTTGATCCTCGTGAGGATCTGATGGTCAGTGCCGCTGCGCACGCTCATCGCTTTGAACCAACGCCGACGCTGGTGCTGGCGATGTGCGGCGGCGGAGCTTTGTTGGAGACGGTGCCGGTGCGCTGGACCTCAAGGGCGAGGTGCAAGCGAAACAGGGCGTCAGCGTGCTCGGTCCGCATCTTCTCCTCGTGGAAGCGTGCGTTGTCGATCAGGGTCTGGATCGCTTCGATCTCCGTCTGCGGGTACACGCGATCGGCGTCGAAGGTCTTGCCCTCGGGGAACCCAGCATCACGACGGTAGGAGGGTGGGTAGTCGTTCAGCTGCGCCCGTTTCGGGCCCACCGACTCGACGGTGCGAGTGGCGAAAGTGATCACCGTCGGCGCGTTCTTGTCGCCGATGCGGCCTTGCTTGTCGAAGTAGGCGAAGACGATCGTGTCTCCGACCTTGTGACGGTTCTGCTGTGCTGGCGCTTCTGGCTTGTGCTTCACCATCTGGTGCTCCGTTCCGTTTCGCTTACGAGAGAATCAGGGATGCAAACACCCCGAGGTGCCATCCGATCATCAGGCCGCTCAACACGGCGATGAGGAGGCGAACAAAGAACTCATCCCAGAAGTCATCCCACGGCATTGGTGGACCCCAGGACTCGGCGGATGTGCTGGCAGCTCAGGTGGTGCGCGCTCCCTTGGGGGATCGGCACGACACAGAAACAAGGGCCGTCGTCGTTGCGGAGCGCGGCTTTGCGCAGTGCGCCCTCCAGCGCCTCGATGCGTGCGCGGTAGTCGCTGCGCTCAGCCTCCCGGTGTTCCGCAACAACCTTGGCGTCGGTGCGGAGGGCTTCTATCTGTGCGCGCAGGTAGCGCTCTGTCGCTGGCTCAACCATTGGCCACTTCCTTCTCGCTGGGGGGCAGCATGTTGGGGTGATGCTTCGCCACAATCCGATTCAGCTTTTGGATCAGCTGCGGTTGGCAGAAGCGGATGTGGATGTTGCCGTTGCGGAAGCCCTTGACCTCGAACATCGGCAGCGCTGGCGTGCACCCAGGCACACCGATGACCGCGACGGGATCGTTGGGGCCCCACGGCTGGGCGACGATCTGCGCGGCGGAGCCCTGACGGTGGTCTGGCTCGGGATGGCCAGCGAGCACCGCCAGAACCCGCAGGATGTCGTCGAGGGCGTCGCCGGTCCCGGCCATGATGCCGAGGCCCCAGCGTCCACCCCAGCGCGTCTCGCAGCCGCTGCGGAGGATCATCTTGTTGCCGAAGGCGACCGGGCTGTTGGTCTTGAAGTCCCACGATCGGCGACGAAAGAGATTGACCACGCCGCGCTCGAACATCTCGGCGCGGCGGTCATGAAGCGAAGCGAAGGTGGCCGTGACGTTCTCGACGGTGATCGGCGGAGCGCGATCCATCAGGTCTTTGTGGAAGGCGTCGCGGGCCTCGGAATCCATGAAGGTCTTGATCCCGCTGCGCTCGATGAGCGTCTGCCAGATGCGGCGATCGACGTCTTTCGTCAGTTGCTCGGTCAACTCTTTGTCGCCGAACCAACCGAGGCGATGCGAGTAGCTGGACACCGACAACGACAGCGAGGCGTCGAGGCCATAGACCTCCATGCTTTTGCCGATGGCGACGGCTTCGCCAAAGATTCCTGCGGCCTGATTGAGCTTGTCGACGATCTCGTTGCGGTGGCGCACGACGTCGACGACAGAGATCGACGGCAGCAGGCTTGTGGTTTTGTTTTCGGCGCTCATTGCGGTCGACCTCGTGTGGCGCATCCCGCGCCGTCTGTTTCTCTTTTAGGAGAATCGACACCCGTTGTCTACTTCTGAGATCGTGGATGCAGATCTGAGCCGTCGTTGACATCCACCTGAACGGCGGTTCATCGTCCCGGCGTCGACGTGGTTTCCACTTCTGACGACGGTCATGACACAGCGGCGCCCGTCCACATGGTGTGGGTGGGCGTTGTTGTTTCTGGGGTGTAAATGACGAAGCACGACGACATCGACGATCCCAACTACCCCGACGAGCACGCCAACGCAGGCGGGGCCACCGTGATGCAGGCCCGCGTCGACCTACAAACGCTGGCCGTCATGCGCGAACCAGATGGGCGGCTGGTGCTCGAAGACCTCGATACCAAGGCAAGCAAAGAGGCCACCCGATCACGTGCCCACGTCGGCGTCTGCGAAGCTTGCACTCTGCCTTGTGCGCTTCGCCCGATCGGCATCAGCGATCAGCAACCGTGGCAGGTGATCGAACCCGACGCGGGCATGCTCGAAAACGTTGTGGCTGAGGTGCCATCGTCGCTGGCTGGCGGGATGTTCCGTGAGGTCTGGGCCTGCTCCGATGCGTGTGAGCGAGCTTTGCTGACGTGGGCAGGGCTCGACCCCAGCAAAGCGGGCTTGCACTGATCAGCGCGTCGCCAGCTTCAAAGCCGACATCACCGCCGCCGTCACGTCCTTGTGGCCATCTCTCGCCAGTTTGCGGATCGCCTTCTTGAATGCCGTGTGTTGGTCAGGCGTGAGATGGAGCTGCACCACGCGTACCTGCCCCGTGGGTAACCCTGTTTCGTCGCCAGTCGCGTCAGGTTGCTCGATCGGCTGCACGGGTGGCTCAGGGTCGTCTGGCTGTTCCGCAAAGGCTGTGGCGATGATTGCGGCGCTCTCCTCGGCAGAGAAACCAACAGCGGCGAGCTCCACGCCGTCGGCCTCGAACGATCGCAGGGCATCAGCCAGCACCTGGGCATCCCACGTTGCAAGCTCGGCGGTGCGGTTGTCGGCGATCGCGTAGGCGCGGGCCAGCTTCGGATCGGTGAAGGTGACCACGGCCAGCTCGGTCCAGCCGAGGTCTTGCGCTGCCGCCATCGTGCCGTTGCCTGCGATCACGGTGCCGTCGACGAGGGCCACCACGGGTTTGACCTGACCGAATCTCAGCAGCGACTGCTTGAGTGCTTCAAGGTTCCGGTTGTCGTGGCGGCGTGCATTCTGTGGGTCGGCCTTCAATGCCGAGATCGGCTTGAGTATCGGCGAGAGTGCAACGGTGCTGCTCATGGTTTCGGCCTGCTGCTGAGGTGATCG